GCGCTCATGGTTTTCTCCTATATAAGTCGGTTAAAAGGGTTTCTAGCCCGCGCCAACGCTTCTGCGGGCGTCAAAGCTATTTCTTGTTGCGGTGCCTGATAAAAAGAAAAATCTGTTATAGGCGTCATACTCGGCCCTGTCTGCATTACCGGAGGAGCCGAATACTGATTAACCGGTTGAGGCGTAGGTGCCAAAGGAGCTTCAGGCCTTTGAAACGGATTTACCGGTGTTGGGGGCATTGGTGTAGGTGGAGGCATTGGTGTTGGCATCGGAGTAGGTGTTGGTGTAGCCGCCGCACGTCTCTCTTGCAAAGCATTAAAATAAGCCTGTTGAAGAGGGCTGTGTTCCCCAAAAAACCCGACACGCATCTCTGTGCCGTCAGCAAGACGGATTAAAGTCCCCGCGTCCGGAGCCATGTCCAAAACGCTTTGTCCCGGTATGATCTCAAAGTCTTGTAAATCGGGCATTGTTGGCATGGGCGGTCTTTGAAAAGGGTTCTGATCCACCGGTGGGGGTGTCACAGGTGGGAGTGTCACAGGTGGGAGTGTCACAGGTGGGAGTGTCACAGGAAAGTCCGTCGGAACTTCGGTCGGAGGCGGGAACGGCTGAAAAATTGGACCGGGACCCAAAGGCCCACCATAACCCTCTTGAAAACGACGTATCTTATTTAACTGATCAGTATCAGTTAAATAATTAGTGTAATATTTAGCCAACTCTGAAGTAACAGGGCTGTTACCAAAACCGTAAGGGTCTTCTGTAACAACTGCCGGATATATCCCGTTGTGCGGGTTTTCTTGCAAGAACTGGTTAAACTGATCTGAGTTTACAAACCCCTCGTCAGCGCCCCCAGCCAAAGCGGTTTCACGCATCCGTCGAGCATAATCCTGCCGCATCGCCTCTTGCATCGCCTCTACAGAATCGTACTCCTCACCGTCAATGCCTATAATAGGCTTTGACGGCTCCTTCTTTGGTGGTTGGCTAGCCTTTCTAGCAGCATCTAGCTGTTGCCGAGCATCTCTAATTCGGTCAAAGTAATTGTCATCGCCGTACTTACGTCTAAATTGTAAAACTGCATAGTTGTAATCTGCTATATCGTATGCAGACCTTGGCCCCACTACATTTCTATAGTTTTGCCGATATTCTTTTTGTTCTGCAAGAATATCGGCAAGCTGTTTCTCTAGGTCAGCAACCGAACCACCCTCTTCAAAATATCGGATAGACTTATCAATCATTGTCCGCCCCTCCCAAGCTTTAACAGTTCACGCTCCATGGCAGACTGAATACGTGCCTGTGTCTGACGCTCTTGCGCCGCCAACCGCTGCTGGAACTGATCCGCCCGCATCTGCTGGTTCTGTGCATCAAGCTGCAACTTGGCTTGGTCGTTCTGTGCGTCCGCCTGCTCCGCCTGTGCCTTGATCTGAAGCTCCTGCTCTTTAAGCTGAACCAGCGGATCCGGTCCTTCGCCAGCAACTTGCGAGGACATTTGCTTGACCATCTGCATACCCTCGGCAACAAACTGTGCCGTCAAGCCCTCAATAGCCAACATCTCGTCCTCAGTGGCCGCTTCACCGCCAGCCTGCTGACGGGACTTAATAAACTCAACCGCCGCCCGCTCACGAGCCGAAATCTTCACGTGCTCCATAATGTGCTTCTGAAGCGCCATAGCAATAGCAGGCATTCCCGCAACCATTGGCGTAGAGCCAAATACCATATGCGCCATAATATGTGCCTCATGCTCCTGACCCTCAAACGCCTGCAACGGAACCGTGTCCATCGCGTCAATGTTTTCCTGCGCCGGATCCTTCGGAGTCGGCTCATCGTCAGGAATGCGCCGCATAATACGATCCACGTCCCGCACACCAAGCGCATCGTACATATCCCGATACACCTCGTACATATTGTGCAACTCAGGAGCCGCACCAGCTAACTGCAACTTGGTCTGAGCCAAAGCAATCCGCTGCGCCTGACTAAACACATTCGGATCAGAAACCGGAATGATGTCCACGCGGTCATCAAAGTCAGACCGCATCACCGTAGCGTCCGCACCTTCTACAGAATACGGATATTCCTGCGGCAAGCTCTCACTCATCACACGAGCAAGTATCTTAAACTCAACCCGCATCGCGTTATGCAAGCGCTTATGCACCGCACTCATCACACGAGAGCCCTGCTCTAGCATCGCAATAGTCGTACCAACAGCAGCTTGCTGATTACCGTCGCCTACCTTCATGTCAGTAATGGTCGCGAACCGCTGACCCGCCTGAACCACGAAACCAAGCAAGTTAAACAGGGTGGGGTCCGGGCCTTTGAAGGGCAGCGGCATCAGGCTGTCACGAATAGCCCCTCCGGGAGCGTCCACATCGCGGAACTCACCGGGCTGCAACGGGTCGTCGTCATCCCTGATACGCAGCCCGCGAGCTTTGAAGCCCGCCGGGAGGTTGGACAACGTACCAGCGTCGATCAACTGTCGCAGCGCCGCCGTGGCAGTCCGTGACAGACCGCCAATTGTGTGAATAAGCCCTAAACCATAAAAACCAAAACCCGGAAGGAACTTGTAATGCACAAAATATTGTATCTTACGCTTTAAACCATCATCCTCACGGTAATTTCGACGAATTGCCAATACCTGCCCGTTGTCCTGACTGATGGTGACAACATACGGTACTTTGATGCCGGTAGGTTCACCGTCATCGTCCACTTCTTCATACCCCTCAAGGTCCAAATCGACGTGACACTCCAAAATTGTGCAGTCATAATCAATCTGCGTAGCAGAAGTGCCGTCAATCCGGTCAATTTCATCACCCACACTATCCATTTCGGCCTGTGCCGGGATAACCGGGATGTCCAAATAGAACCCCGCAACTTGCTTTTTGCGCAAATCATTGAGGCTCATACGCACAACCTGCGTAATATTTGGGCAAGTGTCCAAATCTGCCGTCTCATACGGCACAATCAGGTTCTCAGCAGGGATAAACTTACTTACTGCACGGCCCAAAGTCTCGTCATAGTAGACCTTCTTGAACGTGCTACCCGCCAATGGCAGATAAAACAGCATCTGGTCCATGTCAGGGGTGTAATCTTCCATCACATTCGTGATGTAGAAATTCATAAAATGCCTTACGCGCTGGGCTTGGGCTTGTTTTTCTCTTGTTTCAGACCCCATAATAGCAGTTCGCACCGGCCCACTGGACGGCAGCAACTCATTGAACGCCTGCGCCTGAAATTGCGTAGCCGCCTCAGCCAACAAAGGATGCGTGACCCCGGAGGCCCCCCGGAAGGGCTGGGTCCTCTCCTCGTAGTTGAACCCCAACAACTCCAAACCGTTAGCGTAAGCATCTTCCCAATCCTGTCGGCCAGCTTTGTTGGCATCAAACTCACCCAACAACTCACCAGCTATGCGGCCAAGTTCCCTTTCAGGCATTTCCTCAGCCAAGTTTACATAAAAATCATCGCTCGCACCGCGCTGATCCGCAGGCTCAAAGTCAATGGTGACACCGCCATCTTCTTCTGGCGATATCTCAATGTCCATGTTCTCCGCCATACCCTCGAAAGACACGACGTTGTCGTCCATCGAACCGGGGATCTCAAGTTCTACCTCAGCCGCCAAATCTTCGGGATCAAGCTGCGCAGGAACATTGGTTTCCACCATCCCAGCAATCGGTTTACGAGCCATGCGTTATCTCCTTCAAGACTAACTTACCATAGTCCTATACATATTTCTAGCAATTGGTGCTAGGCTGCCCACGCCCCGCGGGCCGCGGTTTATGTTTCGCGCTACGTCGGCCAAAGTTATTACGCCGCCTTCTGCGTAGTTAAACGGATCTGGATCAAAACCCATCCCCTCGGGATCGTCTGCCGCCTTTTGTTCAAACATATCCACAACATCCTGTTCACTTAGCCCAACATCAGTGTCTGGAGCTTCTTTTTTGCGTGTTGCAATAGGCGTCAGCATAGCTTCTTCAGGAGACTCAAACCGGCGTTGAACAACACGAGCCTCTACTTCGCCATAAACTGCATTATATAAATCTTCCGACCTACCGCGTAATTCGTCCGGGTCGGCGTTGGGGTACAAGTCTTGCAACCGCTCAAGAATAGAGTCGGGGTTTGCTCCTTCAGGAAATCGCTCTATATTCTGAACCGCGTGTTGCACTTCGTGCAATAGATTAGATTGAAATTTTTTGGCGTTATTTGTGTAACCTACGCCAATAACTGGCCCGTTATAATCACCAATTTTTCCGTCGTGCATATATCCTGCGCTGCCAACTCCCGGGAAGCGGACAACCGGGGTTTTAGCCAAGTTTGGGTATTCTTTATACAACTCAGGGAAATCTAAAATTTCAGATAAAACTGGAATTTTAGAGCCTTTTGGAATATCTATGTAAGATCCACCCTCCACAAGAGTAACTATAGGAACATCTGTTTTTAAACCAAACACCCCTTTTTTCTTATCGTGATATAATAAATTATCTCCAACGCTAATTTTTTTGTCATCAACTTCCGACAGCCCAAATAAAGTAGAGTTTTGTGTTGGGATTTCAAAACGAAATGATTCTGACGGATTATAAAATATACCCTCATCAAAGTAAGACTTTTTTTGATCAAATATCTCTTGATCACTCTTACCTTGTGTAAGAAGAGATTTGGCAGAGCTAAATTTACTCGGCCCTGACCTAGCCATGCGACCAGCCATGATGCCAAGAACCTGACCGCCGGGCCCCGCACGGGCAATACTCATTGCTGTCCCTACCGCAGTAGTTGCCGGGATCAAAGTCGGGTCATAGCGGGACTCTTGGCCAGTCTCTGGGTCATACGCAAAGTCATACCCCATCATCATGGCTTCAGCACCACGCATCTGCTGCTCAGGTATGTCCATAATCGCCTGACCTGCGGCTTTGGCAGATTCAACCGGATCAGAAAAGAACGAAGCTATGCCCTGAACCGCAG